TGCGGCCGCGATGAGCTGGATGGACTTGGTCCGCTGGATCATTCAACAAGTGATTAAGGTGCCAAAGAACGGTGGTACCCAATACACCCTCACCGCGATCCTCACCACCTTGTTGTCCATTGCGGTTTACATGGTTGTTTCAGGCATCTCCACTCGCGTCTCCAAGCCAGCGCAACCAGTCTTCGCGATTACTCGCTAAGTTTTGGGCGTCGCTTCATCAGGGACAACAAAAGAATACCAACGAAAACAATTATTCCAATGGAGAGATACTCTTTCCATCTATAAGTATCCACTACAAGTTCAGGGATACTTATTGGTGGCGGCAAAGCCTTCTTGACATCTTCTAGGGGAACTTTTGGTAATCCTTCAAGTTTGTCTGTAGAACCTGTAATTTCAAACTTCAATATATGATCCTGTCCCCTAAAATCGTATGGAATGTGACGCCCGTGACTCACATAGAAAAATTCAATATTGACATCACGAATAAACTTTTGAGGACCTTTGTAGAACTCGTGTGTTAGTGGATCATCCGCATGGCTATAGTTTATGGAATCTGTACCATTTAATAAGATGTGTCCAGTGTAAAACGGTGTCACAGAATAAATAGTTTTCGTAAACTCATCAGAACCACTCGTCAATTTCATAACGAGAGAGTTTGGGCCATCCAAGTTGATTGAACCTGAAATAACACTACTTCCCAAAGTTGTATTTTTAGATGAAAACCCTAAAACTTGATGGGGTGTTGTAACGACAGCATTACTGAGATAACCGTTTGTACCATCAAAAAATTCAAGAGAAAATATATTACTTGTTGTTGTATTTGAAAATGTAAGTGCATTTGTATCCGAGTCAAACACAACTTGATCAATGCATGAGAGAGGGGGTTGCATTTTGAGGTCTAAATCACTCGCCAAAGCGTCACCATCCGCGTAGTTCGTTTCATCAAGGGTAATTTCAATGGTATCGTTGGGGGCACCTGAATCATAAACACTAAAAGTCTTATTTGTTGCGCATGTCGTCAATTGGGGTGTTGGAATGCGAGCAGACACTAGTTTAATCTGGGTGACATCATAAATTGGTTCCTTAAGTGTCACAACATAGTTGTTCGCATAAGGATACACATTAGTATCTCTTTCGCTACTATCTATGTCAAGGGTATGGACCTTCATTAAAATATAGGCACAATATTTTAATGATTGTTTTTGTCTAAATTGGGCTGGAATAAATCTAATAAATGTGATGCGACAATGGGTTGTTCTGGAGTTGTCTCTTCGCGATGTCCAAGCATCTTGAGTTGGGATTCTCGTTGCCCTTGTAGGCATTGAATTGGTGGAAAGGTTTCTGTTGATAGTTTTGGGTCCAACCACCATTCGCGGCGGCGAAGCGTCCGTCAGTTCGGCTTGTATCCACGCGCACAGCAGTGAGAGCACCACCTTGCTTGAGTGCGGACTCTCTGACATTCATACGCCCCGCATTACCCATACGGTTCGCCTTACCCCGTCTGTCTTCTGGTCTGAAACCATACTTCATGAGTTCTTCATTGTTCTTTGTAGTGATCTGAGCAGCCGCACTGGTCGCATAAGCGCCACTGAAGTTGGTAATACCTGGAGCCGCGTGGCTGTAGTGAGCAAACTGTTGATCATTGCGATCGCTCTTGAAACGAGTTGGATCTTGTGGCATCGTCTGGGCTGAAACAAAACGCTTCGCCCCATTGAAACCCAAACCATCCGCGCGATGTCCAGTTTCGGAACGGTTGGTGATTCTCTTTGTCTTTTCATGTTCTTGGCGTGGGATCATACCAGACATACCCTGCGCACGACCAAACATCGTTGGAAGGCGAGAAGGCAAAAATGCGGTGGTTTCTGGCTTATTGTGAGTCAATTGACCCACGACAGCTGCGCGACCACCAGTGATGTCGGCGGCTGGACCTGAACGCCCTGGGAGAGTTGTGAGCTTGTATTCGCCAACATTGATTGGGTTCACCCTGAACATTTGTTGATAACCACCAGTCGCGGGTGTATTAGCACTGACACCCAAACCTGGACCAACCAACTGCTTCTCAATTGGTGAAAGGTTATTCATACGACCCGTGTCATACATGCGGTTTCTCATGTTGAGAATCTCCTGTCCACCACTTCTTTGTTGGCGACCAATATCAGCGAAACTCTCCATTTCTCTCTTACTTTGTATTTCTACACGAGGTTCAAACTCCTGTTCAATAAATTCTGGGACCATGTCGTCATTGTAAACAACGGGCTGTGTAGTCTCGGGGACTTGTTGAACAACAGGCGCGGGTTCGGAATTGTTACTCAAAGCACGACCAGCATAAATTAGACCAGCAACGGCTGCAAGTGAAATAGGATCGGCCATTCTTATTTTCTAGTAACATTTTTATTAGCGTATCTTTGTTGGAAGAGTCCGTTCTGGAGTTCCGCACGGGTACTTTCTGGCTCATAACTCAATGTGCGAAGGGGGACCTTGCACTCCATGTTGGAGAGTGGGAATAGGTTACGCTCATATGTTGGAACGACAACCTTGTTAAATCTAGAGGTTGTTTGGGGACGAAGTTGATCACTCACATCAATGTATTGCGCTGGAGAACCCTTACCCGCCATGTATGGAGCTGTGCCATAGAGCATGGTATTTGGCCGACATCCACCACAATTGATGGAACTGGGCTGAGGGTACACGAAGACTTCTTCCGTCGCTTTCACTGCTGGGAGAGCACCCGAATTCTGAACGATCGCAAGACCAGGCTGAAGTTGGTATGCCATTTATTATTACATAAGAATATTTATAATCTAAGCTGGGCCAATGCCATGACCTCTATGAGAAACTCGGCTATCACCCGCTGGATCAAGTCCGGCAAACGCTTCAAGCTGAACACCACGGGCATTTGGATTACACAATTCTGGGTTTGATCTACAATCACGCCCATTTTTTGGTCCGTAGCACCATTCCGCGAATGAAGTTTGGTCGCCTGGAATCTTAGAAACTGGTGAAGTCACAAACTGACGAGCAGCGGCGTTGCGCTGATACATTGGATGCGCCGAACGAGAACGCCCCGCATCATATGGAATACGGTCGTCCAACAAACTCTTCACGATTGGCTTCACAGTTGGATAATAACAGGCTTCAAGGCGGTTAGGCGCATCTGTATAATCCGTAATGAGAACATTGCCCATTGGGTTATCTAATGTTGGCATCTGACACCCATTTATGTCGCCACTTGAAGCCATGCCATATGTCTCTTTAACCATTTTTGACTTATACAACACATAAAGAACACCCAAAACAGTGCCACCAAGAACAAAAATTCTTGGGTCACGGCGAATGAGATAAATTGTACAGCATGCATAGATGACAAAACGGGAAGCTGCGTTAATTCTGTCTTCTGGAGTTTGATCACGGTTTGGCCAGAACTGGGAAATTCTATCAGCCCGAATGAGTTGCTGAGGATCGTCAAACCAAGCCTTCATTTAGTATAGCTTGAGGTTTATTTTTTAGCCATGCCCCCAAGCATGCTGCCCATCATCTTCATCAGTGCGTCTTGATCAATCTCACCACCTTCAGTCTCCATCTTGTCAGCACAATCCTTGGCGATACCTTCAATGAGATTGAGGGTTTCGGCTGGAATGGCAGTAATCGTAGTACCGAGCATATAGAGTGTTTGGAGATATTGCCATGTCGCAGCCTTAGTATTGGCACTCATACGAGACCAATAACTCTTGATGTTGAGATCCTTAAGGAATTCAATCTTTTCAATTTCCTCGAGAAGGAAAGATTCATCCTTCGCCGAGATCTTATCGGCGTAAGGCGTGACACCCTTCATGAATCCATCAACAATGAGTCGTGGGTTTGTTGTCTTGAGTAACTCGAAAGAGGTAGTCATCTTCTTAATTCCGGTTTCATCTGGAAAAGTCTTGTGCAATTCCACAAGAAATTGGGAGAGCATGTCGTTAAACGCAGTGACAGACGCCATTTTCTTAATTTTAGGGCTAAATCTTTAAGTTTAGAAAGGTTCGCTAGAGATGGTCTCTCTTTGTCCAAGACCATTCGCGACAATAAAGTAGACAAGGATCGCGTTGAGCACAGCTGGCTTGGTATATTTGTTCAATTCCAACTTACCTTCGTTGTTGAGTTGAGCCTTTACATGAATGTAACCAGCAGTTATGGCTCCTGCGATAAGAGCGGCACTCACGGGATCTCGGAGATATTCGGATAGATCTTCCATTTAATTATACGCAGTTTTTTTTACACGCTGTTCTGGGGCATCTCCAAAAAAGACACCCTCATCTTCAGGTTCTTCCATGACATGTTGTTCCATAGGTTCATCTTCTGGTTCTGGAGCTTGAACACCTGGAACTGTCTTGAATTCATTTTCAAGACCCGTGGGTTGTAGAGGTTCTTCCTCCGCGCCCATCATTGGTTCATCTTCTGGAAGTGGTTCAGGCTCTGGTTCAGGTTCTGGGAAGTCCTCTGGACCATCAAAAACATCGGGATCTTCACTATCGTGGACTTGACCATCAAGATCAATATCACGAGAATCTTGTGACATGTAAGTTTGAAGAATCTCCTGGACTGGGATGAGCTCCTTCACAGTGACTTCAATACATTGGGAGAATCTTCGGGTTAATTGTTCATCTCTCACATATTCACTTTGTTCTTCGTGGAAAACATATGGATCTTTGTAGAGATCCTTCGCCACATTATTGTAACAGGTTTGAATGAAAACTTCGTTGGTTGGAAGCTTGAGGCTGATCTTCTTGTTATCCGCCTTGAGACGAACCGCTGAGAGAATCTTGGTACACGCAACAAACACAGCTGCCAAAAGATCATTAAACCAAGCACAACGGTTCGCGATGTTATCACTGTGTTGCTTGGACATGGCGTTGGACCAATTTGGAACTTCCTTGAGAAGTTTTTGGAACATAATGAGAGTCTTTCGCCCCTTTGAGATTTTAGTCGCTTCGTCGTACATATCCTGGAAAACTTCAATCATAGGTGGACACATAATATTGTATAACTGCCCAAGGTACTCCTTGCGAGCCTCGACTAATATATTGAGATTGTCCATTTATCATTGAGAGTGTTTTTAATAACCACCTTCCTACGCACCTCTCCTGTACCTATCCGCCATCTTCTTAAGGTTCATCAAATCTGGAAACTCTGTTTCATCATGTTCTTCAACCTTCTGTTTTACCTTTTTCGGTATAACCCATGAGACATACATATCGTAGTCGCCCACGAGCCTCACATCAAAACCACCCAATTTGAATTGTCGCGCGACATACCTCGCAGCCGCACCCCTATCAAATGTGGGATACCCAATCACAAATGTTGGAACTGTGAGAAATACCTGCTTATGTCCCAACTCCACAGACTGTTTAATCTTACGAGAAAACTGTTCATATACTCGTGTGTATATTTCCTTTCTGATCTGTTTTCTCTTCTCATCAATTTTCGTTACATCATTGATGCTGATCATTATAATTGCTTCAATTTATTTTTAGCCATTTCTAACTCACCTTGTGTTGGTACGGCCTTTTCCTTCACAAGTTCATACTTCACAAAGTCTTGACCACCCCGACTCTCAACAAATGGTGAGACATCGGAGACTGTCTGAACATCAAGTGGTTGCGAGCGAAGGGACAACAATTTAACTGTGCCGTTCACAACTTCAAATGTCGCAACAACGGAGAAACCAAATGCGAAACCGTTATTTTTCACAGTCATGAACATGCATTCGTAAATACTCTTGCCATCTCCGACAAATTTCTTAACCGCGGTTGTTTCAATAATGTATGTACAAAGACCTGTACGCTTTGAAATTTCCTGATTCGCTTGAAGAACGAACTCTTCCATCATATTGTTATCAATATCAGCCTCCGCCTGACTGTAACCACTGAGGTCTGGACTGGCGTCATCAAAGCGGACGGATCCCACTGGCTTCTTGTATGCTGAGAAACCAAAAACTTCGGTGAATGGTTCACGGTTGGTTGTGAGCAACAGGACAATCACAAGAAGGATGACTGTCAAAAGTAACTTCATCTTTACTACTATGCGTTAATTTTTTTTTACAAAATACCCTATAGATATTAGATGTCGCTGCTGATATATAGCCCCAGATGCAAACATTCAATGGAAGTCATTGACTATGTCAACAAACACCCACAATTGAAACAGCTTGTGAATTATCACAATATTAATACCCAGGGTATTCCACCGGCATACCGTAACAAGATTACTCGCGTTCCAACTATGTTAACAAAGAATGGTAAAATTTTAGTTGGGAATGAAATTAAAAATTGGTTGGATTCACTTCTTCCAAACAAAGAAGTCACGAACTGTGGATTTGGTGGAGGGTGTTCAATGACGACACTTGATGGTGACGATAACGAGGCTGATATGTTTTCATTAGACAACTATGGACAATCTCTCCAACCTGCGATGAGCCGAGAGCTTGAAGAAAAGATTAATCGTGATGTGAGTAAGGGTGTCGCATATTCCGAACAGATTTAAAGATATAACGCAGTATTTTTAGTAATATGAGACTGGTTACTATTCAAGCCTCAGCCATCAAATCAACATTTGAGGTGCTCAAGGATATCCTCAATGATGTGAATATCTACTTCCGTCCACAGGGTATGTATATCGTTACCCTAGATACCGCGAGAACATCCCTCATTGATATGTTTTTATCGGCCGACAATTTTGAAGAATATCACTGTGAACAAGAGGAAGTCATCGCTGGAATTAACATTTCAAATACTTTCAAACTATTGAAGACAATTACAAATAATGATGTTCTCACAATTGAAATTAATTCAAAAGAATTTATGGATATTGAAATTACAAGTGAATCTAAGAAGACAAGTACAAAGTTTCAATTAAAACTTCTTGATATCAACGAGAGTAGAATTGAAGTCCCAAGTGTCACGATGACGAGTGTGACCACCCTCCCATCTGCGGACTTTCAGCGTCTCTGCAGAGACATGTCAAACATTGGTCAAGATATTGAAATTACCCGTATCGGTAACGAACTTCGTTTACGATGTGAAGGAGACTTTGCCAACCAGGAAACCTCTATTGAGACCCCCGAGGAAAGTCCAGAAATCACAGGTCTCTATTCTTTGCGATACCTGAATATATTTACAAAGGCGACGAGTATGTGTGCGTCTGTGCAAATTATGCAGGAAGAGGGAAATAGATTCTTGATCCTCAAGTACAACGTGGCAAACTTGGGGGAGCTAAAGTTTTACCTCGCAACTAAGGTATCCGAAGATCAGTTGTAGAATCTTCCAATGTGAGTAGTACCTTTTTCATACCTAATGTATTTAAAAGTATTATCTTTGGAAGCTTTTTATTCAATGTTTTAGATGTGTAATATAAAAAATCCTTGAGTGGAACATCTTGGTCATGAAAGTCATTTCTTGGTCCTGCGTATCTTTTCACCTTTTCAGTAATGTTTACTTGTGGTTTATCGTCGTGATCCACAATCCATACACTACTCAAAGGAATACTAAAGTTCATACCCTCTTTCTCATCTTGCCCTGGAATGAAATTAATATCTTTAGAGATAGCCTTGTACACCTTGCCTCCGTACCAGTATTTTACACGAAGAACGAGGTTCTTAACATTTTGTGGAACAACTGTGTATCTGAATGGTCTACCCATCACAGACACATAGAACTCATCAAGAATGCCATCCCAGTCTTTACTTTCCTCCTCCCAGAATTGATCCTCTATGTGATACTTCATCCTGTAGTCAACCCTATACTCCAATTCTTCTGAAATTATTGTATAGTCCCTAGGTGTTGTTAACCTTTTGTAAAAATATAAAACATTACTTAAAAGTTTGAACAACATTCTTAATTATAATGGAGGGAAACTTTTTAAGTAGGTATAAAAATAAGGTTGAATATTGGACCAACCTCATTGAAACCGATCCCACCAATAAAAGGGGGTACGAGGATGAAATGTCCGACTATATGATTAGATGTATGCCTTATATGAACCAATACGCAGATGATATGGAGGAGTCAATAAATACTGATAATGTTTTTAATGTCAAAGAAACTGTTGGTATTCAAAGAAAAGATATCTTCACGGACTATTTAGTGGAAGTAGAAAATCAGAATATAAATAGACCTAAGCAACGGAAGGTGGAACAATGTGAATCTTGTTCATCTAGTAATGTAATCCACATTCAAGACACGAGTGAATTGGTGTGTGACTCCTGTGGTTTAGTATTAGCATGTCTCATCAGCGAAGAGTTAACCTATAGGGAAGAGCAGGAAACATCAGAAAAGATTGTCAATTATAGTTACAAAAGGGAGAACCACTTCAATGAATGGTTGAGTCAGTTTCAAGCACAGGAAATGACTACAATACCAGACGAGGTCATGGAACAATTGAGGTCTGAACTCAAAAAGATGAAAATTAAGAATCTTGATGAAATTACCCACGCCAAGATTCGTGGACTTCTCAAGAAGTTGAGACTCAACAAGTACTATGAGCATGTGCCGTATATAACGAATATTCTTAATGGTATAAAAGCACCAAATATGCCACAAGAATTAGAAGAGAGATTGAGGATCATGTTCAAAGATATCCAGAAGCCATTTGACGACAATTGCCCCTCAGAGAGAAAGAACTTTCTTAGTTATTCATATGTTCTCTACAAATTCTGCGAACTTTTAGGGGAGGATGAGTACTTGCAATACTTTCCCCTACTCAAATCCAAGAGCAAACTTTACGCGCAGGATCAGATATGGCAGAAAGTTTGTCGCGATTTACAATGGGAATTCATCCCCACGATATAGTAATGATGAAAGAAAATTGTCCTAACTTTGATGTATGTGGTAAAACCATGTACTTGGGATTGAAAGTATGTAATTCATGCTTTTGGAGATTTGAAAATCAAGTTCTTGATTTTAAGGATGACATAGAGTGTCTACTCTGTCTTAACATCAAGAAATGTGTAAAGTTTAGGAAATGTCCTCACTACGCATGTCTAACATGCGTCCCAAAGTACCATAAATGTCCAACATGTTTCATACTTAAAGAAGCTGACACACAAGTGAATAATGGATGAACATCAAAAGTTCTGTATAGAGGAAGCCAAATATCATCTAAATAGAGCCAACGAACTTCTCACAGATGGTCTTCAAGATCCAAAAAAATACCACGATGAAGCTCGAGAATTTTATGGAATATTGACTAAGATGTTTCCTCTAATGATCCTAATGCAACAATGTGGCGGACCTCAACCTCTCGGTTCGGAAACGGGGGATAATTTATCAGATACGCTCTCTTCAACCCAGTCAGATGAAGATAGTTTTGTGCCTGTAAGTCCGCCGCATCGTTCAGAGTCTTAATCGCTTTGAACTCCAAGATTGTCTCATTGTTAATAATAATGTCGGCTCTCAAGTTCCCAATCACATGACCCTCAAATGGGATTGGAACGATGCGCTCACTCTCATATTGAACACCATATTTTCGTAGAAGTACCTCCATAGCATTGTGGTATACTCTCTCACTGTAACCAGCACCCAGTTGAGAATATATTTGTTTGGCGAGTGACTCCACGTCTAACATATTTTACTTTTTACTTTTCGCTTTAACAACCTTATTCCTCAAATTGGGTGTCAAATTGTACCCAGTCATATTCTTGAAGGCTCTCGTATTACCAGCCAAAGCTGCCGCCCTCGCCATTGTGGCAGACACGGCACCCGGTGTTCGCGAAACAGCAACCTTCTTAAAGTTGAGAAACTTGAAACTGTTTTCACGATTGGCACCCACCACCATGATTGAGTTCTTATTGAAGTTTTGAGCAATCTTGGCTATACTCCTGTCCTTCGCAGAAGTCAATATGGTGACACCTGGAAACCAACGACGCAAAATACGCACTTTGTTCTCCACTGGAAGGGGGTTCTTGGCGTTTCCATATGAGTGTGACACAACAACCACGGGTGTCTTGTTTGTACGCCTCGCGGTCTCAATGACTTGTTCAATCATAAGGCGGTGTCCCTTGTGTGGAGGATTGAAGCGTCCATAGGTGAATACAACTGACTTCATTAATAATGTCGGAGAATATAAATGTGGACCTGGTGGCCATTCAAAAATATCAAAATATCTACATCAAAATCTATGAGCTACTTGTGGGGTGAATGAATTAAAGAATAGCTTAGATTCTAAATATATGAATATAAACTACATAGATTTATGTTCGGGAATCGGTGGTTTTAGAGTTGCCATCGAAGATTTTCAGAATGAAAGTTCAAATATTAATTTCAATTGTGTTTTGTCTGCAGATATTAAACAAGATGCTATCGATACATACAATTTGAATTTCAACGAACACAATGAAAAATGTGACATATATTCACTTGAAGTTGAAAAAGTGAAACCATTTGATTTATTATGTGCCGGATTTCCGTGTCAACCATTTAGTACAGCTGGACAAAGAAAGGGGTTCAGTGATGACAGAGGTGGTATGATTTTCAAGATAATGGAACTATGCAAATATCATAAACCAAAATATATCTTATTAGAAAATGTTTATAATTTATTAACAATTGATGGAGGTAAGTGTATACAAACTATAATTCAACTGTTTGAAGAATTGAATTATAATGTTTACTATGAAAAATTGAATTCAAAAGATTTTGGATGTCCACAATCGAGAGAAAGAGTGTATATCATTTGTACATTGAACAAATGCTTGGACTTTGATAAACTTTTTACACTTTCATCAAAAAAGGTGTTACGTGATGTAATAGATTATAACGATAAAACATCTAATATAGATGCAAATTTCATACAAAAACTAATAAAGTTAGCAAAAAACAGAGAAATACAAGGTTGTAAAATTTCAGATAAAAGGGGTGGTGATAATAATATTCATTCATGGGAACTTGAATATAATGGACATATCACAAACGATGAAATCAATCTAATGAATAGTATTATGTTAGAACGTCGTAAAAAGCACTGGGCTACAAAGAAAAATATAACGTGGATGGACGGTATGCCACTTACATACGAGGATATACAAACATTTTTTAAACATGACGCATTACGAGAAATGTTAAATAACTTGGTTTCTAAAAAATATTTACGTTTTGAAAAATGTAAAGATCTGATTAATGGAAAACGTGTTTATAAGGAAGATAGTGAAAGTGGATATAATATATGTAAGGGTAAATTGAGCTTTCCAATCAGTAAAATATTACACCCAAATGATATATCCCCAACTTTAACGGCAACCGATTCAAATAAGCTTGCGGTAATTATTGATAATCAGGTAGTTAGGACACTAAATACACTAGAGTTAATAAGAATTTGTGGGTTTCCAGATCATTATAAAATACCCGAGCACGTGAATTCGTACGACCTATTCGGGAATATGGCAACACCTCCAGTCATCAAAGAGTTGCTCAAGCTGTTGTTCAATTAATTGAATGTACTTTTCAGAATTATCAAACGGAAATGCTCGTATAAGTTTTATTAGAGATTCCATGAAACTTTTACTTGTATTATCCACTTTAAAATATCTACTTGATGTAGGTCGCAAATTGTGGATTTTTCCGTATTTTACCTGACACGATACCGGATATTTCGTATTTAATGACACAATTTCCCATACCCGTTTAATATAATGATTTTTTATTATGATATATTCATCTTCCATATTATACTCAAAAATCACATATAGTGTGTTGTATAACTTTCTATTTACACCCCCGGGTTCAGATAAACTGTGTATATATGAATAGAAATTACCTATATCAAATCCAGGAGAACTTTTAAATACTTTCAATTCTATTTCGGTATCTCCGTAAAAAAAGTCGGGACTTTTTTGTTTGGGACCGCGTTTGAAATCTGTAACATTTCTGCACATGTAATCGCCGAAAATTTCTTCCAATACATCACCAATTGAATTTACATCGCGTATGTCTCCACTTTGAATGATACCACCATTTTCGTCTATACACCTGTACAAATGTTTGAACTTTAGACTACTAAATTTATGAATAGCTTCGTACATGCGAAAATTAGTGTGCTACACACCGACTTAGGTAATAAAATATTAGTAAATGTTATATGGCCACATAGGCCCAACCCACCTGTGAATTCGTGTACCGCGTTTCCTCCCTTGAAAAAGTCGTCGATGGTGATACCATTGATGTGTGCACTCGTCAACGGGTACGTCTTTTAGGTATTGATACTCCAGAGTCGCGCACATCAGATTCTGAAGAGAAGAAGTATGGTCTCCTTTCCAAGAAGAAGTTGAAGGAATGGTGTCTCAAGGCGATTGCATCCGATAAGGATGATATTGAGATTGAACTCAGATGTCCCGAAAAGGACTCTCGTGGTAAGTTTGGGCGCATCCTCGCAGAGGTGTGGGTCTCCGAGGATGGTCAATGGACGAATGTTAACAAGTGGATGTGGGTCAAAATAAGAAAGATGTGGAAGCTCTCCACATGATTAACCGTGAAAGAGTTGCTCACGAATTATAAGGATACTTATGTACCCATAAATTACAAACCCACTTTTCCCCAGACTTTACAGGTTTCCCACCATGTAAAGCCTTGGATGTCATGAGTTCATAATTGTCAAGGGTGTGAAAAAGGAGAGCATCACCCGCTTTCAGCTTGTACTTCTTCTTTAGATTGGGGAACTCCGTTTCACCCTCTTCATAGTCGTCATTGAGAGCCAATATCACCGTGTACATTCTCTTATTACCTTTGGTGTCACTGAATGTATCTTGGTGGGGTCTATAATGACCACCCGGTTTGTAACGAAGAACTTGGAGATGTTCGCAGTTCATAATGGGTCTATCTGTGAGGGACGCGCATCTACGAGCGACACGCATCACCACTGGATCCGTAAAATCAAGCCACGCAGTTTCACTGTCTCGCACCTTTTTATCAACTACCCGATTTTCGGCGATAGTAGAGACATCTAACTTTGTTTTAGCCTTTTCCATGATATGTTTCCTTTCATCTTCTGTCAGAAAGTTTGGAATGACACGAGGCTCTTGGTATGTTGGTAATAGGTATAAGACTAAAAGTGTGAGAGCCAATACAAGTAGTATCATCTTAATTATTACATAGGAATTAATTTAGACAAGTCGTTAACCTTGTGAACTATATTGAAAAACTCATCTCTTGACTTGACATCTTGAGGATTGATAATTTCAAATTCAATTTGATATGAACATTCTTCTTCTGAATCCATATCAACATTATCTCCGGAAGAAATGGTCATGTCAATACTGAGATTTTTGCGAATGAACGAGTGTCTAGTTTTCGTTCTCTTACGGTCCATTTCATATTCACCCCAAGTTGGAATTTCACGAGCAACACTAAATCTCAAGTCCGTGGGTGTACCTGTGAAATCCTCTTTGACGACATTAATTTTCTGAATCATCTTTTGTTCGCCGGTATCGTGGTTAGATGTAATTCGGATTCCATTCTTGTCGCTATAGAAAATATCACATGTTGATGTTTGGATGTTTTCCCACGCTACGAATTTACGAAGACCCTCAAGAACTTTCTCAAAGGTTTCTTTGCCAACATTCGTATCAAAGAAACTTCCATTATACTTTCCGAGACGCATCTCTACC